ACACACACACTCTTCTAGACTCCCTATGGTTTTTCCTTTAATTTTCCTTTAGAAATCCTCAGCACTTCCTATGCAAGCTTTTAACCACATTTCCTCTGACTTTCTGTCGTATGATGGCCGGAAAACCCTATCAACTCTAATTGTTTCTTTTGATGTTTCCATTATCACTTCTCTGTCTCTGATCGTTAATTTTATGCCTAACTCTTTTGCATACCATACGCATCTTTCACCGTATGTCTCTCTTGGTCGGTTGTATGGCCCCCTTAACTCACCATTATGCATGCGGTAGTAGATGGTCATGGCCTCCAGTTGGGTATCTTTGTGCCATTCCATCACCAATTGCTGCCTTGTTGCCACAAAGCATGTATTGTCCAAACTTGCCAATTGTTTAGCTATCATGGCTTCTTCAACACCATAGATATGAGCACCCAATGATGTTATTGTTAAGAATTGATCTAATTTTCCTCGTAGTATCCCGCTGTAGCCAAAGCCCCCTGCACAGAAATGTGAAGGCACCACCTGGTTGATGCTGCACCACTCGTGACGCTTAAGGTAGCTGTTATGCTCCAGCTCGTACACGTCTTTTTCCCATTGAGCTATTGTTGTCCCGTTCATCATAAATATTCTCCTTCTTGCCTTGGTGAATAATACACATAACCTCAGATGAGCTAGTGCTCTCCCTGTTACTCCTGGTAACCTAATCTCAGTCATACCGGGGAGCTGCACCACCTCAAATTTGCTTGCGGCCGTGGTCAAATTTATTAGATGGTACCCAGGTGATGTATATGTGTGGTTGGCTGTTATCATGAATTTGATTGAGTTATCTGCTTTCAAGAACAAGTTATTAAGAGTTTTAATCAGGAATTCAGCAGCGTTAAGGTTAGTGTTCATTCGAGGGCACTGTAGCACTTCTTTATAGGATAAACCATGTATCCCCTTATTTTGTGTGCTCCTGCATGATCGCTCCCAGCATCTGTGCATGTGTCCAGTTGTGTGCGTTATCATAATACTCCCTTCTGGTGTCCTAACGTAGGGCTGTTGCCCGTGTCTACAGTTTATTGGCGTGTATGCCTGTTTGTATAATCCTACAGCTTGGTTGTACCCCGGCATTAAGCCTGACCTCAATGTTTGCTCCCAATTGTACATCATAGACATTGTTTCATCTCTGTTTAGTATTATTGTTTCGTTGAACTTCTCGGGTCTCCAAGTCATAATAGCTGAGCTGTTGTTTCCAAACAAGTAGTCAATTGTGACGTTGGATGCGTTGTGCCTTAGATGTGTGAAGTCCCATCTCGATGCTTCATACCCAACCCCGTACTCTTCCACCGTATTGTTCAAAGTAAGTATTTTAAGAGCAGGTCTCAAGCCCCATCCATTGATATATATCTCATTGTCCTCGTATCTGAGCTTGCCATAAACTTCTTTTACTGTTACTTTAATTCCTCTTGCAAGCAAACATTGGTTTAGAATACATTCTTCATAACCTCTCAAATCAGCTAATGGGGAATAGTTTCTAAAGAAATTCTTTAGACCACCCATGTCCTCACTGTGGCCTGTGTAGCAGCTCACTTCTGCACCGTATTTACTGTGGGAGGCCATTAACCCATTCCAAGTGGTATTACTAGTTGTTCCTGGTGACATATTACCGTTTCTTATTTGTACAGCTGCACCCTTAATCAAGCCGGTTAAGGCGTACACCCTGACATTGGCTAGCTCATAACCTGTTAAATCACATGGGATGTTGAAAACTTCATCTGAGTTTCTAATTTCATTGCCTCTGTTGCATATGTTGATTGTGTAACACTCTGTTGCATAACATACTGCATTTGCAGTTACAGAGATCAGCCGGTTTCTTTTGGCCTTATTGAATTTGATCATCAATTTCTCAATCTCATCGCAAACCCTTTTCCACTCATCAGTTGTTTGTGACTCTTTGGTCGTGATTAATTCGGTGTTTACCCCATGCAATCCATCATACCCCACGTCTGCTACTCCTATGATTGTGCTACATTTACCAAAACCTCTGCCCGACCCTATTATTACCTTACCCTCCATTACGGGGTTCTTTTCTTTTGGGTGTTCTCCTTTGTAGGCGCCCCTGTTCTCGTTCTTTGGCACCCATACTAAATGTTTTGGTTTTGTGGCTTCCACAGGTTTTAATTCATGGAGTTCTAATCCTATACTATGATACCTATTTCTAATATCTTGTAGCTCAATTTTAATTATGTGTTGATTTCTGAGTTTCAAGCACTCGAACCATTTTGTGCTAGTTAATGCATTGATGTCAACAAAATCTCTATTCAGTAGACTGTTGTCTGTGCGATTTTTCATAAAATTCAACCTAATCCCCGGTAGGCTGGTAACATTTGTTTGCTTCTTGTCGTGCAACATTTTGCATATGTCATTGAGGGCCACCTCATCAATTGACCCTTGTACAATTTCCTCAATAAACTCAACGTCCCAGTCAATGATGATTTGGTTCTTGTTGCGCGATGCTATTAAGGCTATGAGTTGATGTTCGCTCAAATTGTGCTCCATTACCTTGTCGTGCAGGTAGTTTAAATCTGTGTGCGTTAATGACTTAGCAATGGTTTGTAAGTACCCTGGAGCTTCTTCTATTCCTGTTAGAATCTTACCACTGGCCCACAGATTAGTGAGATCTTGTATGATGCTCGTTTCACTGTCGAGTTGATTCTCAATTCTGTTCATTTTTACCCCGTGCATTTCCTCAATCTCAGCTGTCCAATTGCAGGTGTCTACGTCCATTGCTTCGTATCCGTGAGCCCCTAGTATGAAGTTGTACATCGCTGTATGGATTGTGTTTTCCCCACAGACGTTTAGTCTATTATCCACCTTGGTTGTGTGCAATACCACTACTGGTACCTTGCTGTTGAATAGACATTCCAAACTCCTCTGGGATAAGTTATTCTCAGTGCTTACAACAACTGTGTTTCCATACCTTCGCGAATGAGTTATAACATCATCTATCGCATCATTGCACTGGTCGACGTTTATTATTATATCGCTGTGATTCATCGATATGATGTTTTTGTTTTCCTTCGTTTGTTTTCTTTTTGAACTCTGGCGTTGCTTTCTATTGTCGCTGTTAGCAGCTCCAATGCCCTCAATGCTGTCAAACAACCTTATCTCACCTTTCAATAACTCTCCTCTAGTGCATAACTTGTAACGCCTCAAGGGTCCCAGTAACTTCTGGTTTTCATACTTATTATTAATTTCCGTTATGGTGATGGAGTCATTAGACTCCAACACCAAATCGAAATTTTTGAAACCGTGATGTCTGAGCAATTGGTTAAAATCTGCTCACACCTGTAAAGTGTGTCCATGTCTGGGTCATCAGTTGTTTGTTTTCCATCATCGTATATAGGTCATTAATTTCATTTCTGACTAGGTCGGCGTTCACACCGTGCCTCGCTGCACAATTGTTAATTGCTGCAACATGGTTGAAGTAATTGCCTAAGGGAGTTTCATAACCTAGGTTTCTTATTATCTTTTCACCTCTTGCAGTTTTCCCCATCATCAATGCGTAACTCAGTATTCTTGCTTCCAATGTGTTTTCCGGATTACTAGACACTCCATTAGTTACCTCAAACCTGTTTCGCAATCTTATAAAATCAGGCGATGCCTGCAGTCGTCCGTTGCCATCTGGCCCCACTATCATCTGCAGAAAAGTTCCGTGTGATGGCAATGTCTCGCATTCTTGCACCATGTTCCACCGCAAGGCGGAGTCTTTTTCGTGTTCTTTTGCATTGACCCATGATCTGTTTATTATTAAGTTGTCATCTCCAAGTACTAGCATGCATATAAAATCATTGCCTAAGCTTCTCACGAGTCTTGTGTGCACTATCAAGTTAACTATGACATTTCCTATGGCAGTAGTAGCTTGACCGGTTTGTCGCATAGCGTCACTAATACCTCTTACCCATGAGCCCTTGTAACTCCATGCGTTGTGTGCTTGATACCATAAGTCCACTATATGGTCAGCAACTTTCAAGTATTTCTTATACACTATCATCTCAGTTAATAACATTTGGTGTTCGGTTCTTTTATCTTGTTTGTTACCATCATCCTCTACATAGAATAAGTTATCATCCTCTATGTTTCTCAGGTAATTATTCAGCTCATCTGGTCTAAGTCCATCAGCGTACAATACTTGTTGTTTCAATATTTTCTTTAATCTTTTCTTGGCTTCTATGAAAACAGGGCTGAATATAGCGGCCATGGCTTTGGATTGCCATACAATAATCCTAACTTGCTGTTCTCGCATCTGTCCTATTGCCTTAGTTGGGAACCCCTTTAGCAGTGCCTCCAATTTCTGGTGCACATTCACCCTATTCAATGGTACTTCCAAGAATCCTTCATCCAGAATCTCTCGCAATTCCTTCTCTAACTCTGCTGAACCATCATGCTCTCTAATCCATTCCAGTGTGGCCGCTGTGTTGTAGTTTATGGTTCCATATTTGATTTCATTCAAATTAAAGAAGGTTTCCGCCATTAGGTCGGCTTCATACTCTGGATTGCAATCTATCTTCTTTATTACCTCCTTGTTTTCCATGCGGAGTATTGTGGCGTTTAATTCACCATACACCATTTTTGTCAATACAGCCCTAGATCGTATTGGATATTTCTTTAATGTATGTTTCATAGTTTGAACTATTCGTAAAGCCTGTTCAGTTGATCTCACTGGCTTCCTGAATGGTTCAGAACCAGGTGCCATCACCCTTACTAGTTCTGTTAAATCGTTGTCTTCATACAAGTTGATCACGTCTAGTGGGGTATCTTCCAGTTCTGGTTTAATTCCCTCGTCATGAGTTTCATCAATTATTGGTGGTATGTATGGTATGTACAAGTCCCTACTGTCGAATTCTCCAAAACTGCCATCATACTCTATGTCCCTGAAAGTCATCATCGCAAGATCTGCTAATTCCATGTTGGCCCTGAGTGCCGGTATATCCCCCATGAGGGCATCCTCCACCAATCCTAAGCATTTTCTTTTAAACTCGTCATATGTGCTTATCATGTTGTAGTTACCCTCTGCTATCAGCCCGATCCTATTTACTTCGTTTAAATTGAGCCTGTACTCCTCAATTGGCAAACCCATTTCTCTTGCAGATCTCCTGTTTATTACTGAACCCAGGTAAGTCCTGTTGTCTGGTGATGTCGTGGAACCCCATGTCAATAAAACTCTGTCCTTTGGTATAACAGCATTCTTCTGGAAAATAGATAACTTATCCCATTCTCCTGCTTTATGTAAAGCGGCATGCTTCTCTTGATCTAGGTAATCGTCGTGATCAGCGAAAATTTCAGGGTGCTCTCTTGCGAGCGTTGTTTTCCAACCTCCTACTGGCACCCCAATTGATAACATTTTCTTGATAGACTCATTTTCAAAAGTTAACATCCTATCCCTGTTCATGCGTCTAACATCTTTTGCTTCCGGTAATGCGTCAGCAGGCTCACCGTCATCTGCTATTGATTGCCCCATCAGCCCAACTTTCTCCTCTAATATACCCTTTAAACCAGTTAACTGTTGTGCGTATAGGTAGGGTAACAATGTGGTTCCTTGTTGGTGATATATAAAGTCCAAATTACTCGTGAACACGTAATCTAAGCAACTCAACACTTGGTTGGTGTCAATGCATGCTAATTTTGCGCCACTTTTTGTGTTTTGTCGCCAATAATCCTGGGTCACATCCTCTCTTCCTGACACTATGAATCTCCTCACTCCCAAAAATGATTCCTTCTTGAACCAAAGAGGTGCGTCCATTACAGGAGGCAGTGTGTCAGACAGCACAATTGTGGGTGTGTGCTGCACTAGTTTTCTCCAGTAACAAATGTTTATATGATCTTCCACCGAAGGACTATTGCTACCAGGCCAAGGTAAATGTAGTTGTGCTATGTCACCTGGCCGCACTGAGGAGTAGCCCCTGGTTAATGGCGTCGAATCCTCCCCGTGTTCCTTCATGCAATATACTGGTCTGGTGAACCACGATGCTTTCAAGCTATACGTTGGCTTATCAGGAGTTATCACCATAGATGACATTCGTCTGTTTTCCATTAATACCTTCATTAGCATTAATTCATCTGTTCCATACAAATCTCCTGCAGCGTTGATGTGTTTCAACAAGAAGTCAGCGGATAGTTCGAAGCTCTCAAAGCTTGCATCCCCTAAGTAGACTGGAGCAACTCCCTGTGGTATAGTCGCTATCACCCCGTACTTCATGAATGGTGATGGTTCGGGTAGATTGCCGAAGTCCCTACCATTGGTCACTCTCACTTTTTGGATGTCGGTTGTTAAGGCAATTAATCTCCAAAGCGCCAATTCCCTTCTGCGACCCCATACAGTTGGAGGCTTGAACCACAAACCGTTGTGCTCATCGTTTGCTTCTGGTAGGCTTGGCACCAGATTTATGAATTGTTGGTTTTCCAACTCGAGGGTGTGTTTCCCAGCCACACCTGCAGTTATCAACAAAGGCTTGTCGTTTATTAACGTGTCTTCTATAACCCCTAATTCTTCTGAGAGTATTAAGGTCCCTAATTGCATAGCTTTAATGTGTAGCAAACTTAAAGGTTTTCGTGGCACCCTAAGCATTGCCCTTTCGTAATCCAAATTGTGCATGTCTGATACATCACTGTTTCTCCACTCATTTGACTCTTCTGGCCTGTAACCACACTTATTTGTCATCGACTGCCAACCTTCCCATTCATTGCTGCCAAATGTGCCAGCGTGGGTTAGGTCTCCATCAAACAGTTCTATCCCTTTCAGATCTAATTTATACTCGAAAGGAGTGTGACCTGGTTGTGCGATATGGTGTGCTATCAACAAACCAGCAGCTTGCTTATAGTCACCTTCTATCAATTTCTCTATCAAGGTGCCCACGATGAACTCAGTTGAGTCCACTTTCATTTTAACAAGTGTGCCTGGTATGGGCCTTAAGTTGGTTACCTCATCCTTCAGCAAATCGTGTATGTCTTCATATTCCAAATAATACTCATCAGTTTGAGTGTCGTCTTCCATGGAGTAAATCTTTACCGCAAGTTCATAGTCGAAGTCTTCTGGGTCACGCAGCCTCGGTTCTATCTCCAGATAAATTGATCTATTCAAAACGTCTTTTGTTACTAGTGTTAACGGCATTTCATAAATTTTCTCTTCATTTGTTGCAGGTGATTTGAACCAATAGTAATTCTTTGATGTTTCAGTAAAGTCAGTGGCTGTGGCCATGTGCTCAGCTATTAACCTGCAAACATTTGGTGAACAGCCACCCCTGAACTTACCATGGTGTTCTATCATGAAACTATCATCAGCGTTGAACATGAATACAGCCTCCAGTGTTTTGTTATCCATGTAACTTACGATCAAATGCCTAACATAATCCATCATTCTTTCTCTAGCTTGCATTATGTTTTCGATGTCATCTTCGTCCAGGTTGGAAGTGTCCAGGTAAACAGTCATGTTTTTCCCCAAGGTTGCATCTATGCTGAAGAAGACATCATCGTTTACACTAGTTCCAAATGTCAAATACCTTGACATTATCAAATTAGCGTGCTCTCCCTTCTCGGTTATATTTTCAATTATTTGTCTCTGGTTAATGTATTCTCCTTCCATCCAGACGATTGGCAGATTCTTGTCCGTTACTTCAAACTCTGATGTACTCAACATAAGTTGGCTTAGTTGGTCCAGCAAGTCGTCTGGGCCTTTATCAATATCATACAAGGGGCTCGTTGCTAGTTCACGGTACCTCCTGTATATTGCCATGATTACGTCTCTCTTGGACATAGTGGTCGTGTACACTGGCAAACCTACTCCCAGTGTTATTTGCCTTAGGCCATGTTTGCCTGTTATGTGGACCCCTTGCCTCATCGCAGTCAGTGTTGCCCCAACCCTATCAAACCCTGACCATTCCCAGCTTAGTTTGTCATAATCGTTTTCTCTTACTGCTTCCTCTAGCGCTTCCTCTATTACCTCCAAAATTATAGACCGTTCCCATGCAAGATAAGGTTCTTCCCCTTGCCTGAGTACTATGTTTGTATTGTCAATTAGTCGTCCTTTGCACTTTACCATAATATCAATTATTTCATCGTCACTCAAAGGCCTTAACGTTTCTTTTTGATTTGCCCAGGTGATTTGACCTGCGTGTGGAAGTTTTTCGTTGATGGTGTCAAATATCTCCTCTATTGATTTACCATTCACCAAGCTAAGTAAACCTATCGCTTGCTCCTCTATAGTGTATCCTTCACCTACTACATCTGTGACGTACATGTCCGCCCATTCTGTAAGAGTTCTTTTCCCTTTGAATTCATGTGGCAAGCATGGGGTGTTGAGGAACACAGACTGATAATGGGTGTCATGGTAGGGTATACTGAGCATGTGATACTTGCTAGGGTCAATTCCGACCGATTGAGCCTTGAACGTACTAGTGTAGAACCAAGGTAAGGAGTACACCCGCTTGCCCATGTACAAGCTGGGACTTACTTTGGCTTTAGACCTCATCTGTTGGACGTAGTAGACATCAGATTTGTTGTCTGGTAGTATTACCACGTTATTATCTGCTATAGCCAAGTCCCCAAGTTCATGCCTGAAGCCGCCCTCTTTGTGATGATCACGGTTATTGAAGTTCATCAAATACAAGGTACCCACCGTGGCTTGTTTAGGGATAGAAACCGCGACCTCAGCTTTTAAAACTTGGTTGACTAATTTTATGTCATGCCTCAAACTGTACACCGCCGTGTCCATTTCCGTCCACCTATAATCAGTTGAATTGGTCATCATCACAGCCCGCACATTGTACACACAGTATGGTGGTAACTTGTCGGTGCTTATCAGCACTGTCATCTTTCCAAGTGCACCGTCAGCTAACCATGCTACTGAGGCGTGCAGTTCATTATCCCGCTCATGTATCAGCACCTTACCTAGCGGCAATTTTCTATTGGTGACCGTGAAAACCCCTACTTTGTCCGTCATGGTCGTTTCTGGCAATAAGTATGCAGGGGTTTCCCCATTTCCTCTGGCCAATGCGGGCCAATTTAGATTGGTGGATCTTATCCTTTTTAGAGCAGATTGCACCGACACAGCTGCATGAACTTCAACAATGCTATGCGATACTAAAGACTTGTCTTTAGCAGACCTTCCACTAGTCAATAGGGCTTGTACAGTCGTGACGAAACCTTTGTTTGTGCTGTGCATGTGTCCATGTTCATGGCCAGCATTTATTTGCAATGTGGGCCCCAAGTTGCAATGTTGCGCTGTGTTTGCAAAGCCAACTTCACCTATCTGCACTGGGTTGGGGTCTATTAATCGCAGATTGGTTAATGGCACCGGGCTTATTACGGTTGCGTGGCCTCGCTCCGCTTTAATGTACCCGTATTTCCAACTTGGGCAGTGCACATGAGCGTGTACTGCCCCCTCATGTATGATGACTAGATTTAGTTGGAACATGTGTCCTATTGCCACATAATCCGAGGTGTACACATCGTCTTTTATACCTGCTTCCTTCAAGATGTTTACTACATCATTTTGATCCGATCCTGTTATGAAGCTAATGCAATCGTAGCCACATTTATCCGGTCTGGAAACTGAGTACGGGTCAAATATTACACTTGTTTCAACATTCAGTCTCCCAAAGTAATAGCCAGGTAGTTTAATAGTATTATCAGTTGTACCCATTGGTATGTTTATTCTGTTATTTATTGATTTTATGAGCGGCGTTTTCCGTTCCTGCGCTAGGGTGAAAGTGCGTACAGACGCATCAATCGTCACATGGGGGAAGTGGTGCTCTAAGCTTGACTGAAGTGATTCATTCAACCACGTGTTTACAGTTTCTACATCGATGTTTAGAGGGGCTGGTCTTGGTCCTGATATCAATAGCGCCAATTCCGATTCTATGTCCTGTTTCCTGAATGCTGCCCTGGCCCTTCCTGTGGTGGATAACAGGTGTGCCCACAAAGATTGATCAAAAGCTACCGGAACTATTAATTGTTTTGCACCTGTGTATGTTATCGCATGTGTTGTGCCTGCACCACCATGATGTATTACAACGTGTTCACTGGTTAGCCTCTCATAATAATCGCCTCGCCATTGCTCTAGTGTTACACCGTTCTTTTTGGCTTTTGCTTCGATTTCTTTGTTCAAGTATTCGTTCTTGAGATAAAACACCCTCCTTTGTCCTGCACTAACAGCTGCCATCATTGCCGTCTGTGCTAAATCAATAGCATGATCCATTATCATTGACCCAAAAGTCACCACTATACCTTTATGATGTGGCTCCTTTTTCCATGGGTTGTTCCACCCTAAGTACCCACAGAATGTAGGTTTATAGTTCCTTGTTGTCCCCGATATTATTCTCTTGTCAAAACAATACATTATGGGATGTGTGTCCTTGAGCAGATCGGAGAAATTTATTTTACTATTGTGCGTCACTAGCCAATGACTAATCAATTCCCCATGCATCATCAATATGGCTGTCTCCTTTAACACTGCCAAATATTTGTTTTCTTTTTCGGTGACGTCCAAGGCCCATGGCAAGGGTGAAAAATAGATGTGAGGTCTACCGAAATGCTTGGCAACCATTAACCCTTGTGGTGCAATTGGTGTGCTTATCCACAAGTCTTGGGTGTCTTCGAATACAGTGCCTTGCAGCCAGTTTGTCCCAAGAGTCATTGGTATTTTCTCTAGTTCCACGTTCAAATTCTGCGTTAAATTGTTCCACAGTTTTAGATTGCTCTCTAAACTCCAGTCCCCTTGAATAGTCAGTATTCCTTGATTTGTGAATATCTCAGCACTCTCTCGGGGACAATAAACGGTTGGTAGGGCTCCATGTGCTAACAATGCCCTGCACAATGACAAGGTGGGTAGATGGTCTCCTGTTGAACCTATAGTTACTATACCTACTCTCATGCCTTGCACGTCTGTCCAAATTCTCTTTTGTTCGGGTTGTTGTTTTAAGAGTGCTGACACTTGTAAACCCACTGTTGCCACTAGTAACATCGAGCTAGGGTCCATTAGAGTGCACTGTTCCACTACTCTATTGAATTTGTTAATTAGGGCTTCGTTCATTTTGTATGCAGCTTCAGACCCTGCTGCCGCGGGTCTGAAGTCCTTGCACAGCCATTGACACTCCGGCAACCAAGTCGATCCAGTTCCGACGTTTGAAGCCAAGGCCAATCTCACAATATCCTGTAATTTCGATATAGTTGCCAGTACCTTGTCTGTTTCACTTGAAGTCGTATACTTATGCATTAGCTCTATTGCGTCTTTCTCTGATAATGTTTGTTGTTCCATTATCCAGCTTAAATAGGTTTTTGCCGCTAAGGGCAGATTAGCTTGTTTAACATATTCTTTCATCTTGTGCCAACCCATATCTTCCAGTTTTTCGATAATAGAGTTTGATGGTACTAATGATGCCCCCATCTCTAAAGCCAGGTATTGTTCATTCGTCACTCTTGGTATTGAAGTGCTCGGTGCCTTGTATAGATCATACTGGCCTCTTGCTCTTCTTGCCAACGTTGGGCCCAAATGTATGTATCTGAAAACGAAGCTTGATAGGCCTTCTGTTGGGTAACCTACTTTGTTCATTTGCATTGTGGCTATTGTTTTTCCTCCTAAGAGCAATATTGGTAGTGGTTGGCTGTAATCCTTTGCTAACAGTGAATCCCAAGAATCCGCTAATTTTCCCAAAATTTCCAAGCTGTTGCTTATTCCGCTGCCTTCTAACAGCCCCTTTACAACAACGGACGGCTCTTTGTCTGCCCCTAGCACTTTAAGTATTGTACCTAGAACTCCTAAACCTAATTTCTTTGCATGATCCAAGCTTCTTTGCAGGTAATATTCTGATTCTTGTTCAAGACCCATCACGTATTCTCTATGACTCCTCAGTTTGTGATGGTATATCATATAACACGCCAATGCTAAACTGGCGCCATCATCTGCGTCTATGCCAGATTCAACAGCTCTCTGATGGGTTATCATGTACTCAACGTTGTTTAGTAAATGCCTTATAGCTACTCTCAAGTCATTGAGTTTGGTATCAGGTCTTAACATGCGCATTTGTATTCGCCGCCAAAGTCCTTCCCTGATTTTCAATTTAATTATGTTGACGTGGCCTTTCAATAGATCGTCCAGCATGTTGTCACTTACACTAGGTACTTCCACTATGACTATGTTGTCTGCCAAACCATCATCAATTTGCAACCTAAATTCATCAGCAAACTGGCGCCTGGTGATCCTCATTATAATTTGCCCGTTGGCGCATCCTATAACGGTAACTGTTAATTCGAACATGGAAGTTACCGCCAATTTTGTGTGATCCAAGTCGATTAGCCATTTCGGTACGTTGTAAGTTACGCCGTGTTGCAAGTCCGCTACAGCTGTGTTACTTAGTGAACCTTGTTTAACCACGCGTGCACTTTTGATTGGTAGGTATGTTAACAGGTACCCGTGGTAATGCACCAGCTCAGCTATAACTTCGATATCGTGGTGTAAGCATTGAGGACTAATAAACACAGGACAGTCCCTATTTGGTTTGTTGGTAATTAACCCTCTCTCATTATTAATATCGTTTATTGAAATTAGCGCCTTCTTTCTAGTTAGTTCCATCTGTTCAGATAATTCTTGTTCTTTGGGGTTCTTCGGTCCACTGGTGAATTGCATGTTTGCTGCGTTTGAGAGGCTGTTATTCTTGTGAGGTTCCAACATGCTTAGGAGTTTGACATTACCGTTCATCGTTTCTTGTGACACGCCGGTCCAGTGCCATATTGACATGTCTACACAGTGTGTGCTGTCAACATCCACTACATTCAAATTCATTTCAGTTGTTTGTAAGGAATGCAGTACGGCCCTTGTTATCATTATGAACCGGGCTTCTTTGGGTATAGTGAAGGTTGTGTATATCACTTGTTCTTTATTGTGTTCCTTACGGAAAAATTTGTTGGTGTCATCATCTTCCGCCCTGTGCAGCACCAGGGTTTTGGGTTCGTATTTAACACTGGCCACCAATTCTCTACCAAAAGCATTCAGCAGCGCAGTTCCTGTTCTGTCCCCGGCACTCACGTGCTTGGCTAAATCCATCATGAATTTTCCTTGTAAAGGTCTTGCGCCCCCCCACAGCAAATGTCTCATCGTTTTCCTTATCCACCCCATATTCATATGTCTAATGGCTGAGTTAATTATAGCCATCATATACATGGTGCTGGTGCTAGCTTTGTTTATTACTAGCAAGCCGCCTTCTTTCGTTAATGTAGCCAATTTGTGTGAGTTGGTTTTGACGTCATAAACTGATAAAGGCATCCCTAACATGTCAAAACTTGCACACATTGAGGGAGTCACTGATAAAGAGTAGTCTGTTGTGATATCATTAGTCAAAGCATTTTCCACATCGTGTATGTACACATTGTTGGATGCTGAGAATGGCCCATCTGTGTCAAATATGGGTTTTATTGTGTTTACAATCTTTTTAGCATCTAAGTACATGTGTGCCCACCATTGCTTGAACCACATCAGCAGTGTCATTTCGTCATGATCAATGTTTAAGACGAGTTGTTTACCTGCCAACCAGTCTAACATTGAGTCATCTTCTCGCCAACTTTGGTTAATTCTCACAACATGATGTTCATTGATATCACTGATCCAGTATGTTGCACCAGCAGTGCTTATGAAACACAAATTCAATGGTGATGTATGGGCTGTGGTGGCTGCCATGTATTCTATATTGCCCAACTTTATTCTGGGTGTGCCTCCTGCTAGTTGTATGGCAACTGTTGCTTGATGGATTATTCTGAGTTCACATTTTGCGTTTGGATGGATCAAATGTTTGATGTGGCAGTCTTGCGGTGTTAAGCCGGTTAGTTCTGAGTATGGATCCTTGTGTTGGGATAGCTCTGGGTCTGCTCTCATCTCGTTGTCTATATCAGCTTGTTTAATCATGCCCATCATGTCTCTAATTAATTGCACTTTATCTTGGTAAATGTGTATCTCTCCTGTTAGACCTAATGCTTTGATGGTAACTATGTCATAATCTATCCCTTTGGAGACCGTTACAGATACCGGGTACTTGCTTTCATATTTGCTTTTCATGGCAGCATATTTTGCCCATTGTCTGAACCCGGTTTCCTGAGCAACCACTTTCGGCTTCCAATTGTCCAGTTTCATTGCTGCTGCATGTAGTTCGTCAGCGCAGTCAGCGATGTAATCTGAGTCCTTAATATTTGACCACCAACTCTTCATTTTGTCCATCATGCCGAAACCGATTGACGCTACGCCTAATTTGCCCATTCTAGTGGGTAAATCTGCATTCTCATAACAATTTATAGAAACCCATGATAGATGATCTGTGAACCTGGTTGCAGCTGTCATACAATGTCTTGGTGATACTTCCACCCCAGATTTACTTGAGTATCTGTGTTGTATAACCAGCCCACGTCTCCAGGAACCACCTTGACTGCGATGCACAGTGGTTACTGCTACTTTGGTGCTGGCTTTATTCGCTGCCTGCTCAACAGCTCTTACATCATCGTTGTGGAATACCAGTACAATATCATACCTACCTGAGGAAATCATTGAACCTATCGCCATATCTGACCAATCGTGCATATAGCCCAAATCGAAGTTGGTTTTCCGTTTACTTTCCATTCTGCTTGAACCATCCACATCAGTTGTCTCCACCATTTCTCCAGCATATTTATACCCTGCTGGTCTTACTTTATCTATCTCTAAACACAGGGGTTCTGCGACTCTGTATTGTGTGTTCTTTACTGATATATTGTCTTGTGGCAAATAATCAAAGATGGATTTGGATGCTTTTAACCCCCCCAGTGTGGAAAAATCAATGTATCCAACTTGAGTGTCATCGCCGTAAAAGGTATAATCTGACTCAGGATTGATAAGTGTGAGCAACTGGTATGGTCTGATCATTCCTGCCTCATCAACAATTATGTGTCTCTTGTGTGGTATGTCTTGATATGTTGCTCTTTCCAAGGATATCACGTTTTCGACTAATTCCGGTCTAGGTTCTGAAACAACTTGATTGTTAATCACCAGGGCTTTTCTTAGTCCTTCTTTAATTACATCTTGAGCCATTGTAGTGGAACATACTACCAAGGTGTCAGCATTCATGCGCTGTACGATTTCTGTAGTTTTCCCATAGCCACCGGGGGCTAGTATTCCGTTGCTTCTTACCAATACATTCTTGATGATTTCCACTGGAGGCGGAGGTTTTATCAACCCAGTTAGTGCTCTATAAGCAGATGCAACACTCAGCGCTTTCCTGTATTTTATCGTCATGACTGAACTAACTGGCATACTTGCAGCAATATCTGTATATTGCCTACCACCAGCTGAAATGGGATTAATTATCATAGGACTGAAACCCCCCGCAGATCTTAAATATATTAAATCCAATGCTTTGAACACGTGTTTTTGTGGCAGCTCCAACCTGATCTTTTCTTTGCTCAATACGGTGAAGGGTGTTGTTACAGTCAATAGATCATTAGGCTCAACCTCGGCTTGAGTTGTTGTAAATCCATCTACTATGCTTCTAATAGCATCTTTTATTCTGGATAACCTCTCCTCATGTATTCCCTCTATCTGATCACTAATGTCGACACTCCCTCCTAGATTCACACTAACCAAGTCAACTCTACTAGTTGAGTTGACGTATGGGAGTAAATGGCTAACATCATTTGGTATCTGTACATGAACTAAACCCTTGGTTAGGTCATGCAGGGATGAAGTGTTATTGGTCAAGAACCCTCCAGTTGGCCCCTCTTTATATATGGGTCTTGGAACAATGGCTTTGCCACCCAAACTACTCTTGAGTAAACGCAATTCAGTAACTATTCTCTCGTCTGAGTGTTCAGCCATGGTCCATTTCTTCTTGAATAATGTTGCATGTGCTACTTGTAGCACATTTTCTGTTATATCCTCCAAATAAGAGCAAGGTACATTCGGAGTAGTAACCAACTCGAAGTTGTATGCTTCCCAATGCGGTGTTGTACCACCAACTCTAGTTATACGCATTGCTTTCATTTGTGCTCCATTACCATATCTCGCCAGCACGCTCGCTTCATCACTTATTACTAATATGTCTAAAGAACAGGCTTTAGCCACTTCCATGATGTTGCTCTGTGTATAACGGTCGTGTCGTCCAACCACTATTGCTATTTGATCTTTGCTGATGTGCGGATACAGATGGTTTAGGGCATCTCGACCACACGTTGCGTCGTTGAATGGATAATTAATTGCATCAGAAAGTTTGTAATGGTTGCGTATGTCATGTTCTCCTTTAAGTATTGGTCTCAAGCCCAGAGTTCCTGGCCACAAAGTGCCTGCCCCTTCAGCTAGCGTTCTGGCCCACTCCACACTTGTGAGTTTGGCCAACTCCATTTGGTCATCTGCTGATGTGCCTGTGTTCGTCATTTCTGGCACAGCTTCAAACGTACCGGGTGTGGTTTCCAGAATTTTAATGCTTGTAGTGCAGCCCTCATGCCAAGGACAATCGCCGAGGTATTGATGGTGTTTCTCTCCTATTTTGTAGTACTCAGGTGAATCGGGTTTGCGCAACCTGTGTGCGTATAAAGCTGAGCAACTTGAACATTTGTGCACATGATAAGTTGGCGCCAAATTCTTTGCTCCGAAGGTGTGCTCGTTGTCGGTGTTAGGTATTTGTAATGTTTTGTCACCAGTGTTTTCTTTTGGTTTAGTAAATGGCCCAGGCTGCTTTGGCTTGCTTGGATGAGACATTTTGTCTTTCGGGTCGTGTAAGGATGACACGAACTCCCTCCAATTCGGACCTATTGATTTGGCTTTTTCTTCAACCATGTCGTCGTTCCATGGTATTGTTGTGCTGGTTGGCATAACAGTGCAGTATGAGCAAGTGAGAGTATGGCTTTTCCTTTGGCAGCAGGTGCACATGAATGCACCATTCTCTGGCTCTGGTCCCAGGGCGTGTGAGCAAGTTGGTATTTTAAGTTCCGGCGTGAAGTCAAAAGTGTGCTTACCTATCTCATCCATGGCGGCATCCTTGACCCAGTTCTTCATGTCCGTTATAACTGCATCCAGATCGGATAACATGGCACTTTCATGGAACTGCATGAGCTTGTTTGCGTATTTTCTCAATGCATTGAACTTTTGCAACATAGTCCCAACAGTTATGGCTGCGACTGAGTTGAGCATTTGTTCACCCACGTTGCTCCACGATGCATCGGCTCTCATCAGTGTTAAGATTTTGTCTTGCTTCATGATCATCCTTCTAACCATCAGGCAGGCAATCACAACGTGGTCACTTAGAGTCTCGGCGTCAATATTAATTAGCTTAACTGTTCTATCAGCCAAGTTATATCTGTTCATCGCTAATCCAATGGCAGCTTCCATCATTGAGTCAAAAGAAAGATCACCATCCCTCAAATTCCTCCTCACCAGTACTGAAAGTAACCTTTTATGCACCAGGACGTTTTTCCTAATCCATCCGTATCCTAACATATTGCCTGTTCCATGTGGGTTAAGGAATGGTATGCTGAATTCTTTTATCTCATTTGTTCGTAAGCTCTGTACTTCTATTGGGCCCATATCACCTGCATATTTAATCAGGCAAACTAGATTGTAATATATACCTTGCCTTACCATGGTGTTAATGTACGTGTATTTTGCTGTGCTAATGATCGCAGTAGAGTCAAAGGCATTGCAATCCCCAACTGGCAAGACCCATGGCGCGTCAGTAGCATTGCATGTAAATGCAACATAAGCTCCTATCTGCCTTCTAGCAAGTGTTCCAGTCATGCTGGGTGTAACACAATAGATTACTGAGCATCCATTGTCCATCAGTGCCAATATTCCACTTTTAGCTTTAACTGAATCAAATACAGTGATTGCAGTTCTGCTCTCCAAGTTGTTGTTCTGCGGTACAGTAGTCATTGGTGGTACAGAGACTGTGCAGAATTCCTCACTTGCTAAGTTTTGTGCCGCCGTGCCGACCAGGGCATATAACTCAGCCGTGGCGTTGCCTCCATGATTGTGAAGAAGTCCCGGTCGTGGAATGATGCTGACACTCTTGTATCTTGACTGTATTTCTTGTATGTTTGTAGCCTCACATGGTAAGTGTATCATCATAGGTTTACCCATACTGAGCACCCTTCTCAATAAACGTAAGTCGTGCTCATCCACAATTGCTGAAGCATTTCCGGACTGACCGAATACATAACCAGGATACATCTCGTCCATCCAGTGTAATGGGTCAGTTAAACCTTTGAGTGGGAGGCCAGTGTTTGTGACAAGCGCACTAGAATCTGGCATAGTAGTAAAAATTCTGTTGTTGCAGCAAGGGCATGTTAGCGAATTAAAGTAATCATGCATTGTTATGAACAAAGAGCTGCCTTTAAACATGCCCCTCATTTTTGATACCATTTGTGGAACAAAGACATTTTCGTTACAATTACAGCAAGAGTACCAATAATCTTCATCGTATATCATTTCAAACAATGTAGCTGTAGTCAAGAAGCTTGGAATAAATTGTTTGGTTGGTCCTTGAGCGTTCCTGTAGTAAGGGTGAGCAAGCATGTCATATCCCAAAGCAAAATCATCTTCTATCTTTTTATAATCTTTAAATTTCGTGTTTGTGCAAGGATTGCCATGTGCATCTTCAGCCAAAACCAAGTGTAACCATCTCTTGCTATCGGAAACATATTCCATAAAAGTTTTGTTACCCCTTTCTTTCAGATACATCAACAAGGATTGCAAAGTTTTGGGCGTTCGTTCTTCTACCAGTTTGAGCTTGTTTTCTGAATATTCTAAATTGAATGATGCATGCTTGAAGCTAGCCAAAACTGAAGCATAAGCCATAGGTGAGTTGACATCTTGCTTGTCGTAGTCGAAGACCCCTTGGTACATCCAGCCGAAATCATGCGTTATATCATCATATCCTGTCACATCGTTCTCTTGATGTACTGAAGGTACCATGTAAGCCATAGGGATGGTGTAAGTTCCGTTTTCATCCAAGAATGTTAAAGGGTCCTCTACTGGCCTCTTGAATTGCATGGTTGTTTCTAATCTCACTATTTTCCTATGTGTGAACATAACTAGTCCTGGAATGGACGTGTTATACACCTGATTTTCATTTATGTGAGAGAACTCAGACAATTCACCTTGGGTGAATGGTGCGTCATCTGTATAGGAAGTTTTGAGGTTGTCTTTGATGAGTTTCTCAGTATATTGTTCACTCTCCTCGTATTCTATTCCGTTCTCGTCCACGTATTTATGCATTTTATGGATTCCTGTGTTCATGTCCACACGTCCTGAGTAGAATTTATATCTGTAGAAGATGTCATCCACCCCGTCAACCATCCATGAGTTTGTTGTCCTGTCGTAGTTTGCAAGGATGGAACCTGTGAATGGTTCAGTGTCAACATGGTTGATTGGATCATTCCTTCGACTTCCAATTCTCACATGGTAATAACCTGATTGCAAACCGGATGAGTATGGTGAACGGGTTCTAACACCAGTTAGTTTATTAAGGCAGAAAGCATTCTTTCGAGATCTCGGCAATGTTACCTGTGCGGGGGTCGCAGAACCTTGTTTAATTTGTCCGCGCTTGTTAAGTTGTTTTCTCTGATTTTTAGGCAGCTTCTTCAACGTGCTTCTCAACAGCCTCCTGCCCTTATTTATGTTAGCTTTATACACACACCTTGGTAACCCCTTAGTTTTGTTGTACTTGTGTTTTAGCTTCAAGTTGGACATCTTATCTAATATTACGTTGGCGTTATACTTACTCCATAAGTATTCTTGCCTTTTGATTAAGTAATCGATGTCCATTTTAACACCCTTTACACTAGATTCTTTGTAATCTAGTGTAAAGGGTGTTTTGTGTGTGTGTGTGTGTGTATTCAACGGATGAGATGTTGAATGAATTGGTGATATTTCCTGATTCATTGATCAGTG